AGGTGCTCTACATGCTCGACTGAAACACGGTCACTCGCTTCACTCAAATCGAGTGTAGCAAGGGATCCATCAGCAGATCCACGGCTAGCCATGGACCTGTTGATTTCTTGATCCCTGAACCCGATTACATGTCGAAGGAAGTCATCCTTCTCAATGGAATCGACGAGAATCTCCGCCAGACCCTGCTGCACATATTGCATGTGAGTAGGTTCTATAGCGATGATCCTCGGTGTTTTGAGCGTCTTAGGAACCTGAACCACCCTTACAGGTGGTTCTTCTCCAGGTTCCAGGAAGTGGACGTCCGACTCATGCTCGAGAGCATGAGACCAGGAGGGAAAAATGAAGTCTCCATAGGAGAACCATTCTTCCAACCTAGTGGTCCAAGTGCGATAATCGTATTTGGCGTTAGCCAACGTGCGATCCGCAGTTGAACCCGGACCATGTTTGGGGATGACCTCATTGTACCAGACACGAGTGTCTAGTTCATAGAAGACATCCCCGAACAGGAGTCTGCTGACTCGCTCGAACTCGCCCCAGGGTTTTCCCAGGGCGTTGAGCTTATCAGCGTTCTTGCCCACTTCACTGTCACACTCGACGAAGGCTTCGAATGCATTGAATACTCTCTTAGGAGAGCATTCTAGCTCCAGCTTCTTAAACAGGTAGCAAACCTGTCTAATCGCCTGGATACATTCGATGCTTGGATCGCCGAGCAAGACACCACTGAACTGGTCGAAGACCTGGCTCGTCAAACCTTGCAAGAATGCAGGGAGAGACGCTCTCTTCTTAAAACCACAGAAGAGACTGGGGCCAACCAGACTTTGTGCGAGAGCTCTTTCGAAATCTCGTCCAAAGGCCGGAAGGGTGATCGTGAGAAACGATACCCCTTCTTCTTCGACCCGACTCACGACGTATTCATAGTCGTGAGTGGTGCTCGTGCAACACTGGGTCCCGATATCCATCAGGACCCTCCTCAGAAGTACCACATGGCTTTTCATCCACTCCCCTTCGGGGTAGCGGAGTCCAAGGCCATGGACCTCGCTGATTTCGCGTCTTCCCGCTCCCGTATCACGAAGATACGAGAGCGGGTCGATGCGCTCAGTCAGCTTTCACCACCAACAAACTTGATGGTGTTGGCTGCAGAAGAAGTGGTCAACCACGCCGCAAGGGCGAGGATGGTCTCCTTCTTCACCTCCGAATCGAAACCGTACGCCGGGGTGTCAATCACGAGCTGAACGCTCATGCTGACAGGCCGGTTAACGGTGTCGAGAAGGATGTCGTCCACGACAGATTCACTGTCGAT